AAAACATTCCACCGACAAGCGCCGAGGTATTGACCTGAACACCTCCAGTGCGAGCTATCCCCACAACGTGCAATGGCGTACTTGGCGTCGCCGTCCCGATGCCCACGCGGTTGTTCGTCGCGTCCACGTTGAACGTGGTGCCATCGACGGCGAGGTTGCCGCTACCGTCAAATGACGCTCGCTGTTGTAGGACGCCAGACGTATCAGACGTGTAGAACCGAAGTTCGCCGAGCGAGTTACCAGAGGTAGCATTGGTCTTTGCGCCAGCAATCGCCGCAAAAGACTGCGCCGCCCCACCCGTCGTATAGAGGCCCGTGAATACCATCCCGCCGCCCACGCCAGCCGCCATCGAGGTCGTGTCAGCCGAACGGATGCCCCACGTTGTTTCGTCACCAGTATTCTTGGTAAACGCGCCAGCAACGTGCAACTTGGACCCCGGATTGGTTGTGCCAACTCCGACTTGGTCCGTCGAACTCTTGACGTACAGCGTGTTGGTATCCACCGTCAGGTCGCCGCTGACCGTCAGCGAGGTCAGGGTGCCGACCGAGGTGATGTTGGTCTGCGCCGCCGTGGACAGGGTGCCGCCCAGCGTCGTCGCGTTGAGCGTCGCGGCGGTCACCGTCCCCGTCAGCGTCGGGCTGGCCGACATGACCACGTTCCCGGTGCCCGTGATGGCGTTGCTCACCAGCCCCTTCGAGGCGTCGGTAAAGACGGCCTGCGAGGCGGTCAGGGCCGAGAGGACCGGAGCCGCGCTGATGGTCGCCACGCCCGTCGAATCGGCGATGGTGATGCTGGCCGTGCCGTCCTTGGCCTTGACGTTCGTGACCTCCACGCTGGTCGCGTCCACCGTGGTGGCGTTGACCGTGGTGATGTTCCCGGTCGTGGCCCCCACGGTCGTGAACGTGCCCGCGGCGGCGCTGGAGCCACCGATGGTCGTGCCGTCAATCGTGCCGCCGTTGATGTCGGTCGTGGTCAGCACCGACGAGGCAATCGTCATCACGCCCGTCGAGTTGGCAATCGTCGCGCTGGCGGTTCCGTCCCCTGCCGCAATCGCAGGGGTGCGAATCTTCTGGCCTGTCGAGACGATGATGTCGTTTGCGCCCGTGGTGTTCCCGTTCGCCAGCACCTCGGCCAGCGTGTCCACCGTGGCGACCTTGGTGTCCACATACGCCTTGATGCTCTGCTGGGTCGCCAGCGCGGTCGCACTGTCCGAGGCCATATTGTCCTCGTCCAGAATGTTCGTGACCGTCGTGGCCCCGGTCCCCTTGAGGCTGGCAAAGGTGACGAGGCCCGTCGAGGTCACCGCCCCAGCGGTAATCGTCCCGGCGCTGAAGTTGCCCGAGGCGTCGCGGAGGACGATGGTGCTGGCCGTGTTGTCCGACCGCTCCACGATCCGAGGCGTCGAGAACTCAACATAGATGACGCCGTTGTTCGTATTCTTCCGCATGACATACGCGCACGGCTGGTAGTTGCCCGAGGTCGGCTTGGTGGCCGTGAAGCCGCCGGACCCGTTGGCATACAGGATGTCGCCAACGTTATAGGCGTTGGTGTTGATGTCCTGCAAGACGCCCGTGTTCGTGGCATACCCCATCGCGCCAGAGGCCACCGCTGCCGTGATGACCGCAAACGCCGTATCCGAGGCTGAGGTCGTCTTGGCGACTTCGGGCAAGTCCTGCCCGTTATTCCAGCCCGTGACCTTGACCACGTCGCCCTTGGCGAGCGTCTCGGTCGCAAGGACGGAGAGCGCCACGGCTTCGCTGGAGACGGGGTGCCAGTTGGTGCCGTCGTCAAACCAGAGGGTATAGAGCCCAGAATCCTCGGTAATCCACTTGCGGCCCGCCGTCCCGGCCACTGGCCGCGAGGCCAGGGTCGAGGACTGGACGTGGATGCCGGGGTCGGCATCGTGGTCCACATAGGCCACCCGCACCGTGTTATCGTTCCCGCGCACCGTGTTCGCGTCAATCGGCGTGGTGCCGTTGACCGGCGAGGTAAACGCAGCGACGGAATGTTGACCGACCGTTGTAGCCATTTATCGGCGTCCTAAGGCAAAGGTTTCGAGCTGAAAGCGACTGAAGACCGGCACCGCTTCGCCGGAGTCGATGATGCTAATGTCCACATAGTACCCGGTCCCGCCCATCGGGATGCGGTAGCTCCGGGACCCGGTGCCACCCCACGTCCCCTCTCCCCAATACGTCCCGGCAGCGCCCCACGTCTCGTCCGTGGACGGCGGGAGGGAGTAGGAGCCGAACGACTCACCGGAGTTCCACTCCACACGGGTCTGATCCGAGCCCTTGAGCTGGGCCGTGAGGTACCCCCACCGGAACGCCTTCGACAGCGCGTCGTCCCCGCAGTAGAGCCGGTGGAGCTGGGCCGTCATCGTGTAACGCGCCCCACCCGTCCCCGCCGCCGCGACGTTATCGCGGAAGATGGCCGGCGCGTCGCAGAGGGTAATCCACCCCGAGGCATCACCCTTGAGGACGACGGGCAGCCCCGAGCTATTGATGGTCTCGAACAGCGCCGTCGTGTCAGGGTCGATGAACCCCCCGTCCCACGGCCCCGACCACGAGTCCAGCACCGTGTGGTACTGGTAGCACCCGTAGCCCGGAATCGAAATCCATAGCTCCTTGGTGGCCCGGTTGATGATGCACCGGATCTTGTCAAACTCGGCCGACGAGAGCTGCCGGATGATGGGCAGAATCGGGTCCGGCTTGACCGGGGTGCCCACCGGGGCGACCTCGGACTCGTTGCACCGGTACAGCCCGCGCTCCGAAATGAAGAAGCCGATGTTATTGCTGGCGACGATGGACTTGGCGGCAATCGTGCCCACGTCCGCCGTGACACCCGCCGGGGTGGCGTTGATGTCGTCCTGCCCGAAGCCCGTCAGCCGCGAAATCCCGCGCCGATGGAAGATGAGCAGGCTGGTGTTGATGGAGGCCAGCCCGATGATGGTCTCGTCGCCGAAGGTACGGACGATGATCTGGCCGCCACCCCCCGCGCCATAGCCCAGCGTGTCCCCGTCGTTCAGCGCCGAGTAGAAGATGCTGTCCGGGTAGGTGCTATTGCCACATCCCCAGAGCCGCTCGTTGTGGACCTGGAGGGTGTTGACCGCCACGGTGTTGGCGATGTCCACCGTCAGCGCCGAGCCGGACCACTTGTTGAGCAGCCCGCCATCGGCGATGTAGACCACGTCGTTCCCGCCCGTATCGCGGAACTGGGCAAAGTCGGGCGCGACCGTGGTAGACAACGCCCCGGTTTGCGTGGCAAAGGTGCGCGGGAAGGTGCCGTAGGTCGAGGTCCGCAGCGCCCCGTTGCAGACGGCGAGAATCTGGTTGGTCCCGCTGTCCTGCTGGAACGTGAACCCGTTCAGCACCGAGGCCGCCGCTAGGGCGTTGGTCGTGATGCGCTGGGTGCCGCCCCGCTTGGTCGCCGCCCCGTAGTCCGTGAGCCGGAGGTTCGTGGCCCGGCGGAGCTGGTCGGGCTGAAGCGCGGAATCGTCGGAGACATCGTTCAGCCCACCCACCATCGCGGGCTGCTGATCGACCAACTTCTCCCGCGCCATTAGGCCCCACCCCACTCATACTTCTGGTCGGGGTAGGCCAGCATCGTCGGGTTGATGGTGCGCCGCCGGATGTCGTCCAGCATCCCCGCGCGGAGCGAGGCCGCCTCCTGCCGTAACACCTGCGCCGCGTTGGACTCCGCCCCGCCCTTGTTCAAGAGCCGCGACCCCGCCTCGTTGGCGAGAATCCACTCCCCGCCCATCGGGAAGGTGATGGTTGAGCTGTCGGACCCCAAGTCGCTCAAGCTGGTCGGCTTGTAGTTGACCGCGATATACAGCGACGTGCCCGAGGCCACGGGAAGGATCTGCACCTGCTCGCCCACGATGTAGTACAGGCGGGGATAGGTCGGCAGATAGTTCGTGGTGGTGGCCAGCGGCACATCCTGAAACCGAGTCTGGCTATACAGCACATTCCCGTCCGAGACGGACAGGATGCGGTAGAAGTTCTGCTGGCTGTCGCCGCCCCCGTTATTGAGGCTGCTGAAGGCGACCACACCGTTACTATCGGTCGTGACCGTCCGCATCCCGTAGGTGTAGTACTGGGAGGCGTTGAGCAGGTTCGACCACTCGTCGTCGTACACGACGTTCAGGACGCTCTTGATGAGGCTGTCCGACCAGCGGTCGGAGCCCACGGCGTCCATCGCCTCGCGGGTATATTCGACCAGTTGTGCGCGGGTGACCGCCATCGTCAATCTCGGAAAGGGTTAGCTAACCTTCTTCGGCCGGCCCCGCTTCTTTGACGCGACCGGATCTGGCGCATCGAAGACTTCAGTCAGGGCCGCTTCCAGCGCCTCGGCGACTGGCGCCGTTTCGTTGTACTGCTGGACGTGGTCGGCCATATTGCGGACCTCGTCCTTCGGGTACTGCCGGAACGTGCGCTCCAAATAGGCTGGCGCCTCCTCGGGGGAACAGGTCGCCGGGAGATACCCGATGATGTCATACGCGGCACTGGGGTTGGTCTCGTTGCGCTGGACCCACTCCCACCGCCGGTCGTCCGGCTGCCACGCCAAGCAAATCGCCCAATGTTCTCCCGTCTGATCAAGGAACTTCAGGCTCAAGCCGGCGTGGAGGGCCCGAAGCCGCTTCACCACATGGGTGGGCGGCTCGGGCTGGCCGGTGCTATTGAGTAGCACCGCCACGCGCTTACGCCTCCACAAACAGCTCGACGTTGACCATCAGGTCCACGGCAGCCGTCGTGACGGTGTTGTTGGTGGTGACCACGAAGCGAAGCGTATCCCCCGTATCGAGGGTGCGCTCGGCATCGGTCAGCGTGGAAAGGAGCGACACCGCCGTCCCCTCGTGCGCGGTCAGCGCCTCAAGGTCCACGTTGTCCGTCAGCGCCACGGCCGCGTTGGCCGAGGCGTCGTACTTCTGAATCACGCCAAGAATCGTCCCGCTGGTCGAAGCCGGCACCGTTCCCGCCGAGACCACGGCGCGATTGATGTAGCACTTCGCCGGATGCGAGCCGAAGTTGTAGGTCGTCGTCGTGCTGTTGCCAATCGCCGCATCGCAGCGCCCCACGAGGAGGTTCGGCAGCACCCCGAGACGACCAGGCGTCGGAGCAAAGTAGTTATAGGGCATGAGTTATCCTCGGGTTGGGGTGGAGGCCCAAGCCCCCACCCCGTCCCAGTGAAGGTTACGCGACGTGCGTGTAGCGCGCCGTGTCGGTGTACCCCGTGATGCTCCCGTGCGCGTTACGCGCAAGGCAGGCGAGGTTCCCGTACCAGCCGTAGCTGGTCTCGAAGGCATCGCGCCCCGAGAGCCAACGCCACGGGCCAGCGCCCTCGAACTCCACGAAGCCCCAATCCTTCGCGTCAACCCACGCGAGCGACGGGAGGTGGAGGAGGTAGATCGTCCCGGCCGGGACATAGTAGTCCTGGACCATCGGGATGCCGCACACCTCAAGCGCCTTATAGCCGCCCTTGATGGTGGTGGCGAACTCGCCGGCGGTGAACCGGCGCTGCCCGACCAGCGACTCCATGAGCTTCTTGGCGAGGCCCGGGGTGGTGAGCATAAGGAAGTCCTTCGGACGCACCATCGCGTCCTTGCCGCTGCGGCCAGCAATCTTCTGGATGAGATCCCAGATGTCCGACTCGGTCGGCTGGTTCACATCCGGGGTGTCGGTGCCCGCCACCATCCGGGTCGCGTCCCAAATCGGGTACGACGAGGCCGAAATGTTGTGGAGCGAGGCATACGACCCACCACGGTTGGTGATGGAGACGAGCCCGTTCATCGCGCTGTTGAACGAGGTGTCCGAGGCAGTCGCCTTGACAATCTTGTCCGTGGCCGCCATGCTGCTGATGGCGGTCCCGAGGGTCAGAGTCGCGTTGTCGCCGCTGTTGGTGATGGCGGTGATGGACGCGCGCCCGAGCACCGCGTTCGACGACGAGGTGTCGAGGACCGCGATGTAGTCGCCGACCGAGAGGAGGAGCGAGCCCTGGCCCGCGCCCGAGATGCCGTAGGGCGAGGACACGATGATTTCGGTGGTGCTGGTCACGGTGCCGATAAGCGCCACGACACCGTCGGCCTTGTTATGCAGGGCCTGCTGCATGAGGAGCTGGGACGCCTCCTTGATTTCCTCCATCGTCTTCTTGGCGATGGTGGTGAAGGCGGCATCCTTGGACTGCGTGCCGACGAAGGCGAGCCCGTCAATCTGACGGGTCGTGTAGGCGCGGACCACGCCGACGTTCGCCTGGACTTCCGTCGCCGTGGTATCAGGCGGGAAGTAGCCAGACTGCGAGAAGGTCGCGCCAGACGGACGGCCAGTCACGACATCGAAGAACACGTTGTTGCCACCCCAGCGCATGTTGCGGGGGCCGCCAGCGCGACCCTTCTCCAGCTGGGCGAGGAGCGGAGTGACGAGGTTCTGAACCTTCTCGCGGAACTGCGAGTAGACGTTCTTGAGCAACCCAGTCAGCTCTGCATCGGTAATGACAGTAGGTGCAGGCATGATGAACTCGAAAAGAAATGGTTAACGGATGGACGCCATGATCTCCGACATCGCGGAGTCCAAGGCGTCGTCAATGGTCGCCGGCTTGGCGACCTTGGGTTTTGCAGGGGCACTGCTCGCGCGACCCACGGGCTTGGTGGCCTGCCCCACCACCCGCTTGGCTTTCTGGGCTTCGACTTGTGCCTTGGCCACAGCAGCCTGCGCCTGCTCCAATGCCGGAGAGGTAGCGGGTTCGCTGCGCCGGGCATGCATCATCTGCGCCCACAACGCCAGATCGTTCACGATGTACTGCCGAGCGGACTCGAACTGTGACGCCGGCAGATAGGGCTGGCCATTAGGCCCGACCTGCGCGTGCAGTTGCATGGCATACGCCATCCGCTCTTCCAACTCGGCGGGAGTGACGGAAGGCAGGGCATTGGCGATGAGATCAATGGCTGGCTTCACTTCACTCTCGTAAAACGCCTGTCCCTGCCGACTAATCTCGGCGACCTGGGACTGGATTTTGATATTCTCAATCTCCCGCTCGGCACGTTCGGCCCGCTTCTCTGGGCTGTTTTCCGCCTGATAGGCGTCCCGCACCGACAGAAAGAAGTCCTCGTCACTCAGGATGCGCTCTAGCTGCGCCTCCCGTTCCTGCACGATTCGCGCCAACTCCTCTCGTTCCTGCTGGAGCTCGCGCGCCTCCTGCTCAACCTGCTTGATCTGCTGCTCGCGGGCCTCGTTATAGACCCCGAACTGCGCCAACTTGACCACCTGATCCAGCCGATCTTGCCGAACCTTGCCGTTCGCCTTGTACTCAACAATCAGCGCCGGAATCTCGACCTCGCCCTCGGCATCCTTGAGGACGAACTCGGTGGCCAACTTGTCTTCCACGACCGGGACCGCGACATACCCTTCGGGCAGGGCGGCGTCCTCCGTGGGCTCTTCGGTCGTCTCTTCGGCCTCCGTCTCGGTCTCTGGCGCCTCGGTTTCGACCACCTCGTCCTGCGGTTCAGCGGGTTCCTGCGGGGCGTCTGCGGCCTTCGTCGCCTCCACCAGTTCTGGCGAAGTGACGGCGGCGTTGGCGGCCTCCGTGAGGGCTTGCTGAATGTCCATCGGTACGGCTCCTATGCTTGGCGCGACAGGATGTCCGCTTGCTGCGCGGCAACCTCAGCCTCCGGCGCGCCGGCCAGCCCCTGCTGGAGCATGGGAGCGACGCCAATGGGGGGATTGCCAGCCGCAAGAGGCAGCTGTCCCGCTGGGAGAGAAGGCACACTAGCGGCGCTAGGGCCAGCCGGGGGGCTGCCTGCCGGTGGCGGCGGGCCACCCCCCTGCTTCTGCATGGCCTGATTGGCCAAAGCCGTCCACCGCTCCTGCGCGGCGGCAATAATCATAGGGTCAAGGTCATCCTGGAGCAGAATCTCCCGCTCCAACACGTCCTGATGAATCGCTTCGTTATCCTGCCAGCGGAGATCCGGCACCGCGCCGCCCATCCGAATCGCATCGGCGACCCGCTTGGCGCGCGCTTCCTGATCCTCGTCCGGCGTCGAGATGTCCTTGGCGACCGCAAACATCTGGCGGCGCCGATACTCCTTCGCGTCGATGACCCCGGTCTGGAGCCAGTTGTCGAGGAGGTACAGCCGGAAGGCCATCGGCATCGGCATAAGCGTCGAAGGCTCGACCTTCACGTCCGACTGCCCGTCGAAGTCCGTGGTGCTGATCGCCCGCGCCAGGTCCGGTCGGCCCTTGCCCACGGCCCCAAGCGCACGCGGCACATCGTAGCCCCAAGCCATCGCGGCCATGGAGACCTTGCACCAGTCGGTGTACGCCTGCGCCAGCGCCTGCACGGCGGGGCTGAACACCCGCTCCAGCTGCTCCCGGCTGGCGATAATGGCGCGGCCCGACTCGCCGGTCACCTGTCCACGGCTGACGGCGTTCCAGCCCGAGGCGTCCTCAAAGGCCGTCTTCTCCAGCGCCAGCGCCTCCTTCACGTCCTGCCCGACCGAGAAGCCCTGCACCGGCTGGATGGACTCGCCCATCGGCCCCGCGCCACGAATCTCAATCATCGAGGTGACGCCACCCATGAACGTCTCGGTGGCGATGGCGTTGGGACGGGTCAGGAAGCGCCCGCCGGCGTTGACGCGAATGTTCTCCACCCACTTGGACAGCAGGGCGTTAATCCGCATCTGGTGGTCAATCCACTGCTCCATCACGGGGCGCGGATAGTACGACGGATCGCTCGACCCGTCGCGTACCGCGATGACCGGGATGGTATTCCAGAGGAGCGGGGCTGGGCCAAAGACGACCTTCTCGCCGACCACGATGAGGTGCAGCCCTTCCGGCAGCGCCTCGGGGTGCGGGGCGACGTAGACCGTGAATCGCTCGGTCACGTCCTCGTCCCGGAGCCGCTGGCCTTCGCCAATAGTGGTCTGGGTCAGCACCCAGGCGCCAATCCCCTCGGAACCCGAGTAGGTCGGGCCGCTATCGCCGTAGCCCGCCATCGTATCCGCCGCATCCAAGCCCGTCACGCCGTAGCGGAACGCGGCCTCAGCGCGGCTGATCACCTCACGGACCACGACCCAGTGCGGGGCCTGCGTGGCCGTCGCGTTCGGGCTGACGCGGACTTGCTCGACCCGCAGGGTCTGGCAGCCGATGTCGCCCAAGGGCTTCTTCTGGCCGGGCGCCTCGCCCAGCCGCTCATCCCACGGCCCGCGATCCGGGTCCCAAAACAAGTGCCAGAAGCTCACGCCGTCCGTCTGCGCCCAGAAGGCGGCTTCGCGGGAGAGGCGGGGCATCTGCTGCTGGTCGTGCTGGTACTCCAGCGCCAACTGCTGCGACTGGGCCTTGCGCTTGTCGTCGGGGTCCTGCGTGGTCGGCGTCACCGAGAAGCCGGGGCGCTGGTCCACGAGGATCTGAAGGCGCTGGTCGAGCGCCTTATCAATCATGTTATACACCACCCGCGCCGCATCACGCGGACGGGCGGGCTCACGCCACGGGCCCAAGCCATTGGCCGAAATCCACTGCTGGCCGGCTCGGAAGAGGCGGTTCCGCTCCACCAAATGCAGGTGCATCTGCACCGACTCGCGGCGCGACTCCCACAGGCCACGGGTCCAACTGGCCCACGCCGCCATATCCTCGGCCGTATTCTTGTCCGCGCCAGGATAGTCGGCCCCATACAGCGCCCGCTGGAGCGCAGAGAAGTCTTCCGCCGGCGACTGGCCGGTGTCCTCGGGGTCGTTTGGCGCGACCTGATCGTTCGGGGACTCCGGGTTATTGCTGAACCCTTCCATCGCCCGCGTGAGCGCGTCGTCAATCAGCGCGTCCGTATAGGGAATCGTCATGCGTTACTCGATGCGGCCCACGCCAAACGCAGCGCGGACCCGGTTCCAGTCCTTGAGGTCTTCGTAGCGTTCCCGAATGACCCGGAGCACTTCTTCTTGCGCCCAGCTTTCCCGCTCCTGGTTCGCCACGGCAACCAAGTCCTCGGGCACCTCCACTGGGGGCGTGGGCAACGTCGATTCCACAGCTTTCGGCGCGAAGGCGTCAGCCACGGCCGCGAACCGGTGGATGGCGAACACCGCCACCGCCGCCCAGAGGAGATGAATCAGCATTACTCAGCAGAGTAGCGAAGGGTGACCACCGGCGATCCGCTGCTATACGTCGAGCACCGCGCCCGAAACGCGCTGTAGGCGCCCGTGGACTTGGTGAACGCGCCAGCGGCCGTGGCCGTGGAAGCATCGGTGCCAGAGTTCGACGGCGTCATGTTGA